TTATCTCATCTTCTGTGATGATATTTTTGCTTATAGCAAGCTGTAATGCTTCAGGGTTAGATGGAACAGGAACATCGCTATATTCAAGCATAAGCCATTTCGTATAAACTCTCGATGCTCCAGTCAGATCTTCTTTCTTGAGATCTAATGCTTTTAGATCAAGCTGATCGAAATCGGCCTCATCTACATAAGCAAGTGGTATAAACCCTATACTCTTAGCCATAGGGAACCCATCTTTCCTATACTGATAAATATCCTCAGCCTTTTTGTGCTTTGCATACTGAGTCTTTGATATAAGCCCTCTCTCATCTGCTTTTATCCAAAGCGACTTCCCAATTGGAAGAGACTTGTAATCATGACCAAATAAGACAACTGGGTTGCTGCGATAGTGATCTAGAATAGCACCGCTTGGTACAACTATCTCGCCATCCCTGTCAACTGCCTTAGTTGTTATGTAGTCAACTGATGATCTTTCGCTATCTTTAAATTTTGTATCTTCTGGGGTTATCCCTTTCCTAATAAGGCTTGCATCTTTCCATTCTTTTAGACCACTCTTTTTAAGAGCATCCTTTGCCCACTTAGGTAGCCCAATGTCTTTGGCCGGTATTTCACTTGTTATCAACCCAGGCATCTCTAACCTCCCATGGTTATTACTGTCTGCCCCTTAATCTGTTCAAAACAGCTAGTGCTAAATCCTCTGTGATACTTTCAAGCGAAACAGGTGTATCATCACTAGCGCCGTTACCATTGTCACCTTCGAGTCTTGATCCGAGTGGAATAAGATTGCTGTTCAGAATTGGAACATCGCCCCAATCAACCCTATCCTTATTATCACTCTCTCTTTCCATATTTATACTGCTGTATCCTGTCTTTAAATGAGATTCTTTTTCTCTTAATCTAAGATCCTCATCAATAGGCACTGGATTATCAAATGACACAAACAGTTTATCATCGAATTTAGGTGTTAATTTCTCATTAATCTTTTCTTCCATCCTTATAAGTCTTGGCTTCACTGCATCTTTCATATGGGTGAATGATGCTACAGTAGCATTTGCCCTAGTAGCATCCTTATCATATAAGCCCATTGACTGCCCATATGCATTAACAATCTCCTCTTTGACGGCCTTCCTGCCTTGCATAAAGCTGAGATCCTTTGGAGCAAGGCCATATGTTTTATACTTAACGCCTTTTTCAAGAAGTGGAGATTTACCAACATTCTCAATTCCGCTGAATGTCTGCCTTATTTCTTCTTTAAGTCTATCAAACTCATATTGGCTCAACTCATTTTCTGTTTCAAACGCACCCTCTATCCTGCCCATATTCCCGAACACAAAATTCTCATACCTATTTATGTTTTGGTGGATATTATAAGGGTCTACAACTGCGGAAAGTGGCCCTTTGCCATAATACATGCTCGTTGGCGAAGGATATTTGAAATGAATTACTGATTCTTCAGCGAAGTCTATTTCCTCAAAGCCCTTTATGAACTTATATCCGCTTATGAATTTAACCTTATCAGGAATAACTTTCATATTCTGTGGCGGCATGGCCCATATCTCTCTTGGGATGCCAAGTCTATCTTCAAGTATATACCAGTATGCATTACCACATAGCTCTTGAAATAAATTAGTCATCTCAAATAATGAGAAGTAATTCATAAACTTGTTTACATTTCTCATCAAGTCTAGAATAGGATGATCTGTCACTTCTTCTATCTCAACTGCTTTGCGGACTTGTGGAAGGGCTGATAGGTGGGATTGGCTATTTATGTATGCAAATCTCTCTTTTGTGACTTTTTTAGTTGAGTGGCTTTTTATTGGGTTAGAAGTCTGCTTCCCTACATAAAGCCTTAATGGTATAGAGGCACAACATAGCGCATTCTTGTTTGCACATACATAAATCCATCCTCTATATGCCTCCATAAATGCACCATAATCGCTCTCTGGTGTCAATCCTGTATTGTAAGACCAAGGCCATAGCAAATTTGGTATCAGCTTATTTTTACCAACTGGTTTCTTTGCTTTGCTTATTTCAAGACCAAAGATTCTCATATAACCCTCGCACGTGGCCTGGCTAACCCTTTAGCAAAAGTTAAACAAAGAGCATCAGCGTCATCTGGGCTTCTACCTAACTCTTTTCTCATCTGATTCTTATCCATAACCTTCACTTTACCACTTGCTATTTCATACTCAGGAATAGTTAGTTCCTCGATTAATCTTTCATTAGGCGGCAGCATTGCACCTGGATCAGCTCTTAGCCATTCTCTAACTGACCACCAAAGCTGATCTCTTAGGCTCATGAATTCGCCCATTTCAGATTTCTCAGTAGGCTTTGATGCTACCATAATCCTTTTAGCATTACAGTAATGAGCAGTCATGATTGATTCAGTTGTAACACCATCGTCACTTTTGTGCTTACACTTAACATCACGGCTACTTGGCTCAGTTACAACAAATCCACAAACTGGACACTTTAGCCTAAATGTTAAATTCATATTAGGTGCTATGCCAGCACCAACTCCTGTAGCATCAACGTTGGCCTCTTCACATTCAATCTCATGATAGAGCACAGATGCTCTTTTAGCAGACTGTTGTATATCCATTCCATGCCATCTTTTTATCTCTTTGACCCATCCGCCATATCTTATACAGAATGTGTTGTAATCCTCACCTAAATCTGCTGCATCAAGGCCAACTACTGGAGATACCCCTACTGGTGGCTTATTGCCATACATAGCAGCATATACATCCCAACGAGTTCTAGCATTTGCTATCCATTCAACATTTATTAACTGGTATGCTGAAAGTAACGGATACTCACCTAATACCATATATGCAAACTGTGGCTCTTCAATCCTTCTAGTGCCAGCAGTTAATGGAGGATAGTCATTCATCCTACCATCTTTCGCTACTGCTCCAACTAGAAAGTCTGGAACATCAAAACAAGAACCATCACGCTCATCGCCTTTGTGGAGCGGAGTCGTCCATTCATTTATCCGCTTAACAGTCTGCTCTCTCGTAACAGCTCCAAGTATACTTTCCGCTCCACTTATAACATTGGGGTGGTCAAATGCTCGCATATACACTGTAGCACAATTCCCATCTCGTATCATTCGGTAAACAGCACCAAGCCTCCTCTTAGGATTGAACATAACAAGAAGTCTTGAAAACCCACCACTCATACAAGACTCTATCGCTCTGTATATTTCATCTGGTATTGCATCACCCTCATCAAGAACGAACAGTAAATTCTGAGCATGTATACCTGAAAATTTTGCTTCTCTCTCATCTACTGATCCGCTCATAGGGATAGTGACGCCTTGAATGAAACTTTTTGGATCTGTTGCATCCTCAATATAAAGCGAGGTTATCTTGTCTCCTTCAAACACTTCAGGATTGAGTTTTATTTGGGTTCTTATTTCACCCCAAAGTTTTGCTTTTAGGTTTCTTTCTGATGGAGGGGCTGTGGCAGTTATCACTTGGGCTTGAGGGCGGCATTTCTTAAACCAGATTGAAGCGCATGCGGCTCCGTGTGTCTTTCCAACAGCATTTGCAGATACAGCAACTGTTATTGTGTTCTCGACTATTGAATCGAGCATCCTCTTTACATCATCTGTAAGGTTCTGCTTTAAAACATCTTTACAGAAGCCGACAGGGTCATTGAAATAATCTGCAAAGTCTACTACTGAAAGCGCTTCCTCAATATCAACGATGTTGTACTGGCTTAGAATGTTATCAGCCAGAATATTCAGATCAATTTCAAGCCCTTCAATCACCGCCACAGCCTTTTGTTAGATTGTCAGAATTAGTCCTTCTTCAGCATAGCATTAGCAATTGCTACAGCCATAGCTGCTGATGTTGCTGGGTCCTGAATTGAGTTCAAAATCTTGGCCACAAATCCCGCTTGCTCATCAATATTCCATTGTCGATCAATCGCAATATCAGAATGACGCACAGCTTGTTTGGCAACCATATTGGCAGTTTCAACCGCGTTCTGCAAGGCTTGGTTGGCAACATTATGCTTAAATAGATCATTCTGCTCGGCATTGGAAAGTTTGTTATCGATGTAGCTCCGGTTTCTGCGAATACTTTCCAGGCTTTCATGCTGATACTCATCGGCCATGCGCTTCATGTTGAACTTCCACGCCTCGCCCTCGCCGATGTCATAGGTTCGTTCTTCGGACACCTGAGTATCGGTCTTGCCGGCAAGCATGTCCGACATTTTGTTCATCATTGAATCTTGGGACTGGTTGATCATCTGCGCGATTTCTTGTGCAATTGCTTGTGCCGTTAGCGGTTGTCCAGCCGTTACTTTTTCTGCTTTTTCAGTAGTCATCTTTTCATCTCCTTTTGTTTTATGTCTGTTGCCAGACCATGATTTAAATTAGGCGATATCGCGCCCTATTCAGAACTTAATTGAAAATTTTGGGGCCCGCTCGGGACCGCCTTTGCGAACTGAAAAGGGACGTAGGTGCTTTCCCCCCAAATATTCGCCGCCGC